ATCAAATTCAAATTTGTATAAATGGTTTCCGTCTTTATCAACTCCTACAACTCCGAATTCTTGCATATCATTGGTTAGATGAACTGTAAAAGGAACGTTGTCATAAGTAACCGAACTATCATCCGCTAAAGCAGTTGTGAGAGGTGGCTCTATTGTTGTTGTTGCTTCATTTGAACCATCTGCTGTAACATCTGCAACCACCATATAAATTTTATCATGTGCAAATTTTATAAAATCTCCAGCTTTTAACGATCCTGTCATATCATCAACAGCAATCGTTGTATCTCCAACTGCGTGAACACCATTAACTAAAACAGTTCCACTAATATTACCTCTAGCATCTTCTAATTCTGGAGGAATAATCGTAAAGTTTTCTTTTCCGCTTCTTTGCTTAACGATAAAAGCCATTAACTCTCCGTAAGCAGTTGCTCTAGTTGATGTAATAATAGAAATAGTAAATGCCCATCTTTGAGCATCAATCGTTCTTGATAATTTTTTTCCACTTATAGATTTAGAAATAAGTGTGGGTTGGATAGATTGAATACCCATTGTTGAAAATTTAGAAGTTGATATTGGAAATGCACCACTCATTATACGACACCTCTTGATCCTTTTTCATTCATAGCATTATTAATAATAGAAGCGATTGTTCCTCTATTGGCTACTAAAGCTTCATCAAAACCTCTGGAGTCTATGGTTGATATATGGAAATTCACATTAACACTACCTCCACCAGTTCCTCTAGCATTTTGTGTTATTTGCCCTGATGTATTTGGAATAAACATCTCTGGGCCTCGTTCTCCCACAAGAGTTGGTGTGCCTTTTGATACTGCTCCTCCATGTTGTAATCCTAGAAAACTCATGCCTGTACTTAATAAATTAGATTTTGTTTTAGCATCCTCAAAAGCCCATTGTTTTGCTTTTTCTCTTGTAATTAATTTTTCAATAGCAAGTTCAACACCTTTTCTAACAATAACTTCTATGGTAGTGCTTAAAATTCTAACTAATAATTCACTTGCCATTTTTCTAAATGTATCTGATAGTTTCTCTCCAAGTATTAAAGACCTTGCTAATCCATCTGACATTTTTGTAATACCGCTACTAATGCCTGTTGCGATAGTCGTATTGATATTTTTGATTTGTTTATCAAGTTTAGCAATAGCACCCTCATTGATTCTTCTAAATTCTTCTCCAATTTTTTTAACTGGTTCTATTTGTTTTTCAACTTCTTTTGTTATGCCCTCTTGTGATTTAAGAATAGCTTGAACTTTAGCATCTTCAAAATCAAAATTTTGTTTATGTTTAATTAAATTTTTACTAATCTTTTCTTCGATTTTATCAATTTCATAACCTAAAGCGAAATATGCGGCTGCTGCGGCAGTTGCCGCTAAACCAATAGCAACAATATTACCGGTTAAAGCAGTCATAGCTGTTAATGAAACAACAATAGGAACTAATGCTCTTCCCCACCTTAAAAACATAGCCGCAATTTTTAATGAAATTAATACTTTAAATACCTCCATTACTGCTGTCATATTTTGTGCTATAAATTTTAATCCACCAGCAAGTTTTTCAACCGCAACACCTAAAGTTGTTCCAACAGTAATTGCAATATCATCTAATAATTGTGAATTTGTTTCTAATGATTTATTGAGATCGCCAAATTGTCTTTTAAGTTCAGAAAAGAAACCAGCATCTAATAAAGTTCTTTTAAAGTTAAAAACTTTATCGCCTATCATTGAGAGAGTTCCTGTTAAAGTTTTGGCTAATTCATCAGTTGCTCCATCAAATTTTCCACCCTCTCCAAAGACTCTATCAAATGCGGCTGCTGTTGCTTCTATTGATACTGCTGCACCAGCTTTAAATCCTAACATTGATTTAACACCTTTATCTCTAAATAAATCTGCGGCTGATATACCGGCTGACATTGACCTTTGGATTTGTTCGGCTGTTGTTTTAAAATCTAATCCTGTAACTGCGGCAACATTACCAGTAATCTTCATTAGATGTGCCATTTCTTTTGCGTCATCACTAACAACTGCAAGAACACCAGCACCTTGTTGTATTTCTGCTAAAGAAAAAGGAACTTTTGCGGCAAACTTCGCCATTTCATCAAAAGCTTTTGCACCCTCTTCTGCTGTACCAAATAAGAATTTTAATTTGACTTGTAAGTTTTCTAAATTTTTTCCTGTATTAACTAGATTTCTAATAACAAGACCAGCACCTAAACCGATAAAGGCATTTCTTAAATTAAAAACAGAAGCTTTTATTCTTCCCAAGCTTCCTTGCAAACCTTGCAATGCTCGTTTCGACATATCTTTTGCAACTATGTCTATTTTTAATTTCTGTGTCATTTATTACCTTTTATGTTTAGCCATTCTCTCTTGACTTTTATACTCATCTTGTTCTTTTTTCAAGTAAGCTAACCAAAGATTATAATGGCTGACTGGCATTTGTAAAACTTGTTGGATGGTAATGTGGAGTCGGTCAGCTACAACGAGAAGCGACCTTGTTGAGGGGTCGCTAACTATTTTTTTTCGGCCACCTCGTAATTGGTGTCAGCAAGGATTCTATTGGCTACTGTTGCAATAACATTTGAATCTGCTTTTTTTCTTAAAGAGAATTTATCTTCAGGTGCAAAAGCTTTTTTTAATTCGCCTTTGTCATCCTTAACTTGAAGTTTCATAATTAATAGATCAACCAAAACAGTTAAGTCTTGGAAGTTATTGGACTTTTGAAAAATCTTATTTTTTTCTTCAAGAGTTAAAGGTTCGGAATAAAAGACAGATGGATTACCATGTTCGTCTTTCCATTCTTCCACTTCAATAGTAATTGTTTGCAGAGTTTCAAAATGTGTTTTAACTCTATCAATTACTGACATAAATTAAGTTATACAGTTGCTATTGTTAATGCTCCAGTACCTTGAAAAGTAACTGATCTTGAAACAACCCCATCCATTGAATTATTAGTACTCATACCAGTAACAATTCCTGTGCCAGTAAAAGTTCTATCTCCAGAAGTTGTACCCTCTGGGTAAACAATAAATGCAATACTAGAACCAGCCAACAAAGTTACTTGTTGAGCATCTTCTCTGTTAAAATTCATATCAAGACTTCCTGAAAATGAAGTTCTTCCAGATATAAAAGATTTAGTTCCATCATCAATCGCTGTTTTTTCAACAACATCTGCTGTTGTTTCTAATGTAAATCCAGTTAAGTTTCCTATTGCTGAACCTCCAGCTTTAACAACACCTTCTTTTCCGTGAACTACCGCCATTTTTTCTCCTTATTATCTTTTTCTTCTTTTGTTATTTTAGGTTTGACAATTTCTTGTTTTCCTACAACTTTATAACCAAGACTTTCGTAATGTGCAAGATTACTTTGACTTATTGTAATCTTATTTGTTCCTTTTATTATTTCAATATCTTTAGCCATAATTCCTTTTATTCCTTTTCTTCTTCTTCGTCAATATCATCGTTAGATTGACCCTCTCTTATTTCTTCTATCAAATCTTTAACCTCTTCGCAAAGTAAAGATTCCTTATCATGTAATTTTTCTATTTGATTGATCTTCTTATTTATTTTGTCTAATATTTTTTCCATTATGGAGTTCCAGCACTATATTTATACATACATCTTACAACCATTCTAATCCCACCTACCGGAAACAAAGTACCCTCATCGGTTTCGACTTGGACAACTTCAGTATCGAGTGCGTTGGAATCTCTCGTTATATCAGTTTCTAAAGCAGTTTCAATCGCTGTTATTAAAGCGTTTCTTAATGTATCAATATTGGTATTACTGCCTTTAACAAAACCCAATATAACAAAATCAATAGTGCCTGATCTAGTTTTAGCACCACTTCCTAATTCTTGATCTTCCCTTAATTCTTCGGAGGTTTGAACAATAACTGCCGGATATTGTGTTTGTGATAATTCTTCCAGTTCAAAAGGTTGTCTTGTGCAAAGCTTAACATCAGGACTACTAATGGCATCTATAACTGTTTTAATATTATCTGCTATGTTTTCTCTTACACTCATATTCTTGTTGCCCTTATTTGTTTTTCTACAAATCTATTAAATGCTTTACCTATAATATTTTCTGTTCTTGAATTAAAGCCAAAAAATTCTCTTTTAGGTTCATTTAACACTTGATTAAATAATGCCCTTTGTTGCATTTGGGAATTAGAGAAAGAAACACTAACAAAATTATTTCTTATTTTTTTGACAGTTTTTCCACCAGGAGTTAAAGCACCTAACATTCGACCTGAATAGAATAAATCTACTGCTATCTTTTTACCCTCTCTTTGTAATCGTTTTAAATAACCCTCTGAATAAGGTGCAAAAGGACTACCCCTAAAGTCCTGTCCTCTGGCACTTTTAGTTCTGATAATATCTAATAAATGAAATCCAGCTTGTAGGAGTCCTTTATCAATAAATCGAGGAAGTTTCTTTGCAAGTCTTTGAAAGTTTTTTGCTACTAATTTTTGATTCGTTTTTAACTTAATTTTAACAGCCATTTATCGAGTCAAACGATTATAGCTATGCAAAGGTTCTCTTTCACTAGCAGAGATTGTTCCACCAGCATCGCTATCATAACTAACCCCATCGTCTAATATTGATTGAAATTCTTTAAGATAAGCTGAAGAATAA